ATAAAGGAAAGCCAGTAGCCCATTACGGAAGGGCTAGCCGACTGCCTGCCCGGTAGTTAGGGTTTTGGAGTTGCGAACTCCAGGGGTGGGGGGTTGACGAGGCCCCCCTAGACCCCTCTGCGGTCCGCTCCGTAATCCAGGTGACTAAACTGGCTTACGGCACGCGAACTGTAGATGGTGCCTAATTTTATCCCCTTGATCATGGCGATCAACTCATCCAGCTCATCCTCGGTCACGTCATATCGACGCATGACTGAAGCAATGCTAAGTGTTTGATCACTGCGATCGCGACCACCTCCTTCTTGAACCAACACCTGTGGGCTTTCGCCTCCTCCCCTAGTGGGGGTGCATGATGTGTGGAACCTCTCGTGAAGAGCGGTGATGATTGGGCTTTGGGGTTCATTGCAGAACCCCTTAACCACGGAGGAACAGAACATGTCCATGCGTTCGTTCCAAGAAAGCTGCCCGAACTGCGAGGAGTTAACCCCTAGCTGCTCAGGCAACAAGTCTCCTTCAACTGTCCCTAGGGACCTAAAGACTGTGCCATAATTAATGGCATAAGTCCATGCCCCGGTAGTGGTCTGTAGCATAGAATGCTTCAGGAACTGCACTTTTTCCAGGACTAGGTCTCCATTGACAGAGGCATCCTCTATAGTGACCTTGTGGCCGCTAAGGAGGGATCCCATCAGGATGTACTGGTCTATATCCTTAGACCGACGCACCTCGGTGGCACGAGACAACAACAACCCGGTGAAACGGGCTCCCAAACCACTTGCAAAGTGATTGAGTATCGTTGTCAAAACGGTGCCACTACCTTCGAAAGCACTATCCAACTTGACAGTGATCTTGGAGGTGGAGTCTGATGGGTTTCTGACAGTTATAGGTAGTGTGCACTGCTTAAGCAGCCCAACAGCACACTCCTTATTAAACTGCCCCATAATTTTGCCAAGCCCGTAGAAGATCGGGAACTTGTTTGACGCATCACAGGATGATATGTCAACGTTTTTGGCAAACTTGACGCCCTGCACCGACCCACTGTAAACAGTGTCATCGGAGTAAACGTTCACCATAAGGTAATCATCTAAGCCGAGAGAGTCTCGTATGGACTCAAAGACCTCATCCATAGTGGTAGAGGTCATCTTGGCGCAGGTGCGCACGATGGTCACGAAGTCGACACCGTCTGGCATAGGGTCGCGATAAACCCTGATCCCATCCATGGCAATTTTGACGTATTCAGGAAGCTCGTTAGCGTACATGCAACCTGCGTCATAACTGACAAAGAGTCTGGGGACCTTGCCGAACTTAGCCCACTCTTTCTTAACACATCCATTAAGTTTTTCCACCATAATGTCTTCAGTGCTGTGGAGAAGAACACCTTTCACGTAAGCTTCTCGAAGCTTCTTCTTAACGTGGGGTATCATGGCGTTCTCAGCTCTGGAGAGAAAAGGCTCAAAACTGGACAAGTACATGTCAAAACCTTTGTAATAAGCCCAATGAGACAAGTTCTTTCCGGCATCGGTGAACTTGTTGGCATAGTTCCAAACGGTGTTTGGATTACAATCGGTCATGATGGACGACAAGTAATGCTCGGAAATGTTGTCAAACAAATCCAGAGCTAATCCAGTGCTGAGTCGAAGTGGATCCCTCTGGACTCCCGCGCCAACAACCTCACAGAGTTCATCCAGCAGCGCCCTACGTCTCAACAAGTTAAGCCTGAGGTCAGCAGGCGAATCATTGAGAATATCTGGGCTACGTGGCAGGAGAACAACATTGTGGGAGTGCTGCGCATCACCAACTCTGACAGCTGACAGGTCTTCTTCGGGAGTCACCCGAAGAACACTTAACAGCTTGTCTGAGAAGTCGATGTCGTGGCCGCAGAGAAAAGTCTGGCTGCGGAGAAAACCACGAAACAAGGAGTACTGCATCTTGGTGTACACGTCTTCATGATCCCGTGTTCCTAAAATGCGCTTGAGGGCCTTACAAGCATTAGTCCCATTGACGTCGTACAAGACGAAGGGATCCACCTGGTCTCCAACAAACTGGAAGAAACAGGTGCGGTAATACTTAGAGGTAGTGTTTTCCGCCACGTCAAATGAGGGGTACACGATGCTGGCGGCATCACCAGTGTCGAAGTACTCCTCAAAATCCACTTCCCCACCGCGAATCTTGACAGTCGCGTCGCAGCGAGGAAGGTATGTGTCTTCTAGGTTGCAGGTGGCAGAATCAACTCTAAAAGGGGCTCCTACGGCCACGTGAACTCCTAGGCTAGTGACGTATGCTGGATTTTCATCCTGCAGCGTCAAAGGCCGGTGGCTCGCAGCTGGCCCCACCAGAGACATCAAAGACGCGGCTGACTTCCACTTGAGAGCGATGAAGTAACCGACGGTGTCTACGACGACTGGGTGAGGAACCTCAGCAAAGGATCGCTCTGCTGTGGCATAGGCTGCTTTCACAAGGTGTTCTGTGACTGTGGGGTTAGGCAGAGCCTTCTTTAATTCCTTCAAAAGAGGGAGGAAGACGGTATAAACCTGGTGTAAGAAGAAGGAGCCATCGCTCTTGACGAACTCGTCAACGACGAACACCGACGTAGCTGCCGATGTGCTCAACTCTATCTTACCCTCTTCCCCTTTGAGGCTAAAGAACCCCGGCCCGTGGTTCTTCACATTGAACATGGGCCCGTAGGGCAAAGCGTCACGGATGGCACCGTCCTTACATTTGAACTTTCCGTCGAAAGTCCATGTGTAAACAGAGGAACCGTCCCATCCGAGACGCCTGTCAGCCGGCACAAGTGGATCATACACCAAGAAGAAGACTTCTTCAGGAGGAACCTCTACCACTTTGGGCTCGACAGCAACCGCGGGTTTAGCTGGTGGCTGTGGAGGATCAGCAGCAGCAGCTCTGTTTCTGTGCTCAGCTATTCTCCTTGCGGCTCGATCAACATTCCTGTCATTAACAGGTTTCTGGTGCAGATGGTTCTGCGCCTCCCTATGTCGACGAGCACGCTCAGCCTGATCCAAATCGTCATCCTGCGTGACTTCCCCATGACTACCATTCAATTGATCCACGACGAGAGGGCTGGTTTGATACCAGCCCATGAGGTCGACTGCAATGCGCTCCCTTGACACAAGGTCAGGGCATCGAACAGCCACGCCAAAGAACAAGTTAGAAACCGTTCCTCGGTCGAAAGTTGGATCATAACACTCACCTTCATCGAAGCGATGGTCTTGGATGATAGTCCAGACAGCCACCCTGGCAGCGACAAAAAGGTCGCTACTGTGTCCAAGCCCTGCATATGAGTATATGCGGGTGTTGGATGGGGGGTGGAAAACTTCAACAAAGATAAGAACCGCAAACCTGGAGCTGGGTAGCTCTACCATGGCAGCGTACAACACGTACTGAAACATGTCGTTGCCAAAAGCATTAGGATCTAAGCAGAACTCCAACAGATCAAGTGCGTCATTCAAAATGCGTACTTGAGAAAGTGACCGGCCAAGAGACCGCACGCTTCTATGGAGTGGATAGATCCTCGGGCGCCGAGGAGCTGGGTTTGGGTCATCTACAAAGAGTGGATGGTCGGGGGAGACATAAGCATTTCCCTTGTAAGTGCCCTGCATGCCGTTGATGGTGGCTTTAACGTGCTCTGAATGATCACGCTGAAGTGACACCACGGAGGCGAAGGGCAAATGATGCAAAGGAACTTTGACGTTAGGGTCAGACGCACTACGCACTGCAGGGATGCGCGCTAGTGCGGGACCAACTAATTTTTGCAACTCTCTCATTTTTGTCTCATTGCCCCGGAGGGCATAGACGCGATCTCGGAAGAGCTGGATCCGCTCTCCTTTGGGGGGTTCGATGAACCTCCAGATCTGACTAAAAGCAATGGCTTTATCATAGTCTGAGGAGTATAAAGAGTTGCGCTCGAAGAAAAACCTAACAGCTAGGACCATGTTGTCATAGTCCTGGGATCTGATTCGAAAGCCTGGAGGAAATTCTGGAGCCGTCACATAAGTAAGAATGTTTTTCACCCACGTCTCAACGTGTTGCACCTTGCGAGTGCGCACGCCAAGGAAAGGGCGATTAGCGGGTCCGACACGAGCAGGAGCTGCTCTTATCTCAACCTCGCGAGTCTTAAATTCAACATTCTTAGGACCAGTTACACGGGTAGCTCTCGTAATACCCCTGGTCTTGGACGCCGTGTCATGGGCGGTGGGGAGACTTGTGTCTCTAAACTTAGAACCTTTGATTCTATTATGTTTCTCTTTCATGACACGGAAGGAAGGGAACACCGGGGGTGTTCGCTTAAGCCCAGCTTTTGGCTGGGGGTGCTTAGTTCTATAATATGCCCTGTTAAAATTTTTCTGTTTTGTTTTATAAAGTTGGGTGGGCTGAGCTAACTAACTCTAAGAACTAAAACCCGCTAAACGGGAAGACTACAGATTGCTACTACCTAAATGCTAAGCTACACTAACTAAATGCTAAGCTACACTAACTAAGAGAACATGGATGCTGTGACACCAACAATACTGTTCGTCATGTTGGCCACTTCGGCGATGGATTCAGCGATGGCCTTGGCCCTCGAGACACCTGAGGCAATCATCGCTGGCACTTTGCTAGCGACAGACACTGCCTTACCCAGTCCATCTATGTCAACAGCGTTCCTAGACGTGAGACCTTGGACACTTGGTCCGATGACCTCAGAATAGGAGACGACTTCCCATGCGAAGGGCTGACCTATAACTCCAGTGATCAGCATTCCCATGACGGGCGCTCCAACGATTGGAGTTGTCCCGTATGTGAGGTTGCCGCTCCACGGATAATAGAACTTGGTGTCAGCACACCCTTCTGCAGGTGAGTAATCCCACTCATTGTCCTCTTGGGCCAGACAACCTATTGTCGTCCAGCCCCTACCAAAATTGCTAATTTGACACTCGGCAAACTTGGAAATATCGGTTAAACCGTAGTTCTGCATGGATAGTCGGTCGGGTGTGGACAAGGCATAAACCTGACCTGATTTGTTCAGTTCAGTGCCCGTGTACTTAATACGCAACCCAACAGCACACAACCGAAACTGATTAATAACATAAGGAGCAGCAGCTGGGTCAAAGTACGACGCACCATATCCAGTGGTGGTAACACTACTCCCAACGCCGGTCCCGGCTATAACAGTCATGGTCGATCCAGCATAGTTCTCTGTCGAGAACGACACTAACCTATTGTCCGTGGTACAAGACGGCGACACGCAGATATATCCTATGCCAGATGTGCCAATGAATCCACTGCCCCTTTGGAGGGAGCGGATCTTCTGGGACGGTCTACCATTTCCATAAGGGATGCAGACGTCATCTATCATAGCAAAGGGATCAAGAGCAGCCTTAAGCAGATTGGCTGAACACCTCTCCATAGTGAATGAGGTGGACGACTTTGGACTCAATCTGGATCCTAGCTTCTTCTTGTATCTCTTACGTGTCTTCCTGTCGCGGGCCAACAAGGCTGCGCCAACTACGCCCCTACGGGCTACTTGCCTAATGTCTCTAACTAAACGTTGTGATCTACTCTTCTTAGCCATTATTATTTAAGTGCACCTTTATAAGAAAGGTGGTTCTAGGTCATGAGACGGTATTGTTATTTTACTAGAAACTACAAAATTCCTAAACGACCGCGCTACTCGCAGTCGCTGATGGCCCCTTGGGCACTCATAGTAGGTGATGTAATCAGCCTTTGGTATTTCTACCTTATTCGGGGAGTCAGGCACTATCTATGAGTGGTTGATGACAAAGCTCACCAACCCACATGTGTTAACCTCCCATGAGGGTACTAACATGTGGAGAAAAACGCCG